CTTGTCCCAGTATTATACTAAGTATAGTATACTAAGTATAATATACTAAGTATTATACTATTCTTATTATATATATAACTAAGTATATTATACTATGTACCTTACTATAGTATTATACTAAGTATATTATACTAAGTATACAACTAGGGAAAAAAGAAAAATATTATCTTTGAGTTACAAAATAAAACGAATCAATTACTTTTTATATGGGGAGAATAGAATTAGAAGTACCACAATCTCTTGAAGCAATTACGTTAGGTCAATACCAGAGGTATCTAAAAATATTAGACGATAACAAAGGAGATGAGTACAACGATTTCGTGAACAAGAAGCTCGTAGAGATATTCTGTAATGTTAACCTTAATGAAGTGGAGCTGATACCAGTTGTTGAATTCGATAAGGTACTAAAGATTATCAAAAAAGCATTCGGAGAGAAATACTCCCTACAAAGACATTTCACAATAGGAGATGTAAAGATGGGTTTTATACCCAAGTTAGATGATATGAGTTTAGGTGAGTACGTTGATGTCGAAGCAACCATAACCGATTGGCAAGATATCCATAAAGCTATGGCTGTTCTGTATCGCCCAGTAAACTTTAGCAGTAAGGATAGATATACAATAGCTCCCTATAAACCAAATGAAGAACTAAGGGAGTGGATGAAAGAGATGCCGCTAAGTGTTGTTATGGGGTGTATGGTTTTTTTTTACGATTTAGGGATCGAGTTATCGAAAGCTTCCCTGGTCTCTTTGGAGACCCAGATCAAGAAAGTGAAGACCTCTCAGCTCAAGGAGGATTTGGAAAGAAATGGGGTTGGTATCAATCAATTTATGGACTCGCTAAAGGAGACATCTCGAAATTTGACAAAGTTACAACAGAACCTCTTTTCAAGTGTTTGATGTATCTAACCTTTGAGAAAGAGAAAAACGAATTAGAAGCAGCTATGATTAAAAAATCAATGAGACGATGAAAGAATATTACAATCTTATAGATAATATCCATACTTATCTGGAGGGCAACAATAATATCAATACCGTAACGTATGGGGATATATTTGATGTTGATCTAGCGAAACAAACTTTATTCCCTCTAGCCCACATTATTGTTAACGATGCTACCTTCAACGATCATTTTATTACGTTCTCCTTAAATATTATCTGTATGGATGTGGTAGATGAATCCAAAGATGACAAACAGACTCGCAATCCTATTTATGGGAGCGATAACAAGCAAGATATATTGAATTCAATGTTGAGCGTGGTCAATGGATTACAAACCTCCCTTAGGCGAGGTGGTATGAATGAGAACAACTACGAAATAAATGATTCTCCAACTGCCACTCAGTTTGAAGATAGATTCGAAAACCTACTAGCTGGATGGTCCTTGACACTAAACATAGAGATCCCTAACAATGATATGGGGTTAACTAAGGCGGATGGAACATCTTGTTAGGTATGGGGGTATTAGAGAAATTCAAAAATACACAATCATACTTAGATAACTATTCTAACAAGTTAACTAAACTACTAAAGTCAGAAATACAGGCTTCTAGAAGTAGAAGCTATGTGAGTGGTAGTTATAGCAATCCAATAAATACAACAGGTAGTCTAGCCAATAGTTTATCTAAACTTAGTAATATAACTTCAAATAGACTGTCTTATCAAATCAAGGGGAATAGTTATGCGAGTAAACTAGACAAAGGCAGCCCTCAGGGAAGATTCCCTAATATACAAGATTTAGTAAAATGGATTAAAGACAAGAGGCTTACGTTAGCTGATGTTAAAACTGGAGAAATCTATTCTTTATCTGATACAAAGAATGTAAATCGAATTGCATATTTAATAGGGAGAAAAATAGATAACTATGGAACAAAAGAAACTAAGGGTTTTATAAGTGATGCTATAGAAAAGTCTATGGGGGAGTTAAATGCTCTAGGATCTCAAGTGTCAAAAGACGTTTCCCTTAACGTAGATGACATTTTAATCAAATCAGGTTATATTAAAAAGGGAGATACTTACGAATATAAAATGGAATCCTAATGCCAGACTACAGACTAAATTCAAGAAGTCCTTATTACATAGAAGGAGCGATACCAGTGACGGAAGCGACTCCGCCTACCCCAATACAAAATAACACTCCTCCCACGGTTACAATAACAGTTTCTAACGAGACTCCTTATATTGGAGAATCGGTAACCATTACCGCAGAAGCAACAGATTCAGACGGGAGTGTAGTTAGTTACGAATGGAGTACTGGAGACACTACCCAATCAATCGTGGCCAATCCAACCTTCTTTTTATCTCCTAGCGGCACTCAAGGGTGTACAGACTTTTATGTTGTAGTCACTGATAACGATGGAGATACTGCAAACGCAATAAAGAGAGTATGTTGGCAAAAGGTCCCAGAGATTATACAGAATGAAGAATTAAATGTTAATTGCGGAGATACCGTCAATGAAGCTGCTTTTACAGGTCAAAAGGTCTATAATATAAAAGATGTAGGAGACAAAATAGGTGATGTTAAAATAGCGTTTAAAGACTTTTCTTCAGACATATATGCTAACAGTCTTCTCAGGGCAACTCCCGTTAAGTTTACCTTAGAATGGAACAATACAACCCAGACAACAGGATATATTGGCGATTCTGTATTTGATAGTGATTTAACGGCAAACGGAGTAGCCCCAGCTGATATTAATACAGCAAGTAATTCTAATAAAGATTTTAATACAGAATTAACAATAAACAAAACAGCACCTACTCCTTCTGAGGTTAAAATTATAGCAGAGACACCCCTTGTTAATGATAGATTTAGTTTTACAATAAACTGTCCTAACCCTACGACCCTAGCAGCTCCAACCCATAACTACACACTTAAGGCTACAAGCTCTACAGCTGATTTTCAATATAACGATTCAGATGGGGTGACACAAACAATTACACTTAATCAAAATACTCCTACAATAGTCATAGCTCAAGAAGATAGTGTATCGGTGACTAGCGGAACAGGAAATATTGTAGAAGGTAGTTTAGGATTTGCCAATGGAACCCCTACCCAGACATTAGATCAAAACACAGAATTTATTTTCTGGCTTGACGACTCAGGATCATTAGACGATGAAATTAATTCTTTAATAGATATGACTAATAACGAACTAAAAGATTCGTTTTTAAGTTATTATGATAACGATATTTCAAAATACCAGAGCCAAGTTATTTATAATACCGATCCAGTAACTTTAGGTATAGGTAGCGGTAAATACGCCGAAAGATTTCTTGAATGGTCAGGTTTAGAAAAACAAAACACTAATTCAACTAAATTAGTACATATTATATACATTGATGAAGCACACGCTTCGTATCATCGTGGAACTCCGAGTCAGGAAGGAGACAACTCTTTACTCCCTTTATATAGTTCAGATTTAGCAGCATTGAGAACGTCTCTAGACAATCAACAAAACTTTGGTGACAAAATGATTATTGTATTTTGTGTAGAAAAAACTATTTTCGCCAGATTCAGACAATTTACTCATTTTATAAACAATGTGACTACAGGTGCTAACGGCTTCGATGGGGCTAATGGTTTATCAGATAGATCTGAAGTTATATTTGTTAGAAATGTATTGCCAGGACAAGATTCAGCATACTACCATCAAAAAACAATAGACGCTTTAAAACAGTTAGGATATAATATAACATAAATAATATGGCAACTTTAAGTAGTTCAACATTAAAATTATGGGTATATACTGGAGAAATAAACAGTTATGATCCTGCTAAACCTAATTATACTATAGCTAAAAATAAATTAGCTGGAGAAGATAATATTGTGTTTGAAATAGCTGAACTTGCTAAAGACTTTATACCAATATATTTTGATGGAAATTATGAAACAGCTGTACTTACTGCTTGGGCAACTTGGCAGATAACATCTACCTATAGTGATTCTACAACCGCTGTAAAATCAGACACAGTGTTAGCGACCCACGGATATGGATACTTTGAAAATGAAATTAATCCTCAGCTCTTAACATCTCCATTACAACAATCTAACACCTGTATATATTGGAAGCACGATGAGAAAGTAAGGGTTCCACTATATAGGGAAACTGAATTATACGGAATAGAGTTTTTTCTGGATAGCACTTTTGTTGACAGTAAACAGTACGGTAAAAGTATGACCCTACTAACAGCTGACAACGGCTCAATAAAAGCAGACACTGTTCTAATAAAAGCTGATGCGACTGGAATCGCTTCCTCTAACTCTCAATCATTTTACACAAGCGGTATAGCTAATTCTCCAAACGTAAATAGAGTTGTTCTAACAACTACGGACAATAAACAAGTAGAGTTAACAATAAATCTAATAGAGGAATGCAAGAATACTCCTAATAAAATAACATTTATAAATAAGTTTGGAGCACTACAAGATATCTGGATGTTTGGTAGAAGAAAAGAACAAGCAAGTGCGTCAAGAGAGTCTTATAAAGTAAACACCATAGAGACTACTTCAACTGGAGTTTCATACGCTACCAATAAATCAACAGATAGACTCCATAATGTAAATGCACAAAAATCATTAACACTAAACACTGGATATGTTTGTGAGGATTACAATGAAGTAATTCAACAGTTACTATTATCTGAGTTTGTTTGGATCCACGAAGACAATAAAGTATTCCCTATAATTCCAAAAGATAATGTTGTAGAGTATAAAACTAATCTATACGAAAAGCTTCTTAATTACACAGTCAACTTTGACTATGCTTATAACGAGATAAACCTAGTTAGATAATGCAAAGGGTTCAATTATATGTTGAGGATAAAGATAGCAATCTTCAGCTTGTAGACTTGTTTCAAGACGAAACACTACAAGTTACCTCTACCATACAAGACGTTAAAGATATCGGGAAAATATTTACTGATTATTCACAAACCTTTAATGTCCCAGCATCTACAACTAACAATAAAATATTCCGTCACTTCTATAATTATTTTATAATTAATGATGAAAACGACCCCACTTCAAATAACGCATATGATTCTCGTAAAAAGAAAAAAGCAGAGATACATCTAAATTATATGCAGTTCAGAAGAGGTAAGATATTCTTGAACAACGTAAAGATGAAAGGTGATAAACCATACTCTTACAGCTTAACATTTTATGGAGAGACAGTATCGCTTAAAGATTTAATAGGGGATGATGAGCTTACTGATTTAACATACTTAACTAATTACAACCATAAATATACAAATCTTCAGGTACAGTCAGGTCTTGAGGCCGGCATAGATAAAGTAGTAAATTCTACTCTACAGGAGAAAGCGGTTATATATCCCCTCATAACTTCTAAGAAAAGATTATTTATTAATTCTGATTCCACTACTAGCAATATAGAATTAAACAGTACTGGCAATCTATACCATAACTCATCTAGCCCTGACACAGCAAGAGGTCTTGAATTTACTGACCTGAAACCGGCAATAAAAACAATTCATATTATAGAGGCTATTGAAAGCCAATATAACATAACATTCACTAGAGACTTTTTTAGTTCTACAGCATTTAGTAACTTGTATCTATGGCTAAATAATGTGAAGGGGAATTATGATGATGAAGAAGATCTCTTTGAATATAACGTGGAAAGTACTAATTACTCATCAGACACAGGCTATGCTCCATACACTCTAACAAATACAGATATATCAGAAGTCACATTTCAAAGTGATATTATGAGTATAACAAAAAGTACATCTCACGACTATCAAATAGGAATGAGGTCAGACTTTACCCCAGCTTGGACTGGAGGAGCATTTCAAACAATATTTGTAGAATGCGATGCTTCAGGAAATACCATAGAAGAATATGTAGTGCCTCATTTCCTCCCTAGTACCACTACATTTTTAAGCTTTTTTAGAGTATTTGAGGCGAGCGACCCCTCAGGAGTAAAACATTTTAAGTTTAAAATAAAATCTAAAGGAGTTCTTATATTAACCACCCCTAGAATCTTTGCAATTAAATATAACTCAGGAATTTCAGGAGGAGAGATTGAAGCATACTCAGATACAAATGTTTCTGTTGAGGGGATAGCTTCTTCTATAGATGTTAATTTAACAAAAGAAATATTTATGCCTAAGATGAAGGTAATTGATTTTCTTACTGGCATATTTAAAACCTTTAATCTAACTGCTTATTTTATAGATGATATTTCAGACCCTAAGTTTGGTCAAATATACGTTGATACTTTAGATAATTATTATGCTGATGCTACTAACAATAGATTGGGTGCTACAATAGATATAGATAAATACTTAGATACAAGTGAACATACGGTTGAATCTATACTTCCATTTACAGATGTGGAATTTAAGTATAAAGAAAATGAAGCATTGTTAATGAGGCAACACGAAGAAGCTTTCAACGAAGTATTTGGAGATGCTGAATTCAATGTAAGGAGAAACTTTAAAGATAAAATTGACAGAGGGACAAAGTATGAAATCAAGATACCATTCACCCACTTGAAATACGAAAGGCTTATAGATAGTAGTCTAGAATCTCAAGATTTAGGAAGTAACTCTAGCAGCAGTACGGGACAAACAGGACAAACATTTCTTCAATGGGGATATTCCGCTGGGGGTGATTTTAATCCAGACACTTCAGCTACCCCAGTTCCAACTGGTGATTATGAATCCTTAGCTGTTAAACCTTTGTTGTTTTATGGGATATTAGAAACTGGTCTTCCAGCGAGTAGTAAAATAAATTGGATTTATAATGGAGCTGCTGGTGTTCCTATAAGTAGTTACTGGAGACCATCAAATTCAAACGAGGAAGGTAGCACAACTGTTGCTCCATCTTTTACATTAAACTTCGACCAAGAGTTTGATGAATGGAATGCAGTTGATTATACTAAAGTTACTGGTCAACAAAGTAATTCTTTGTATGAGAAGTTCTATAAGAAATATGTGGAATCAGTATTTAACCCAGCAAAAAGAGTATTTAAAGTCACTGCTTATCTACCTCCAAACATATTAGTAAACTATAAATTAAATAACCAGATTAAGATACAAGATCAGATGTTTCGGATTAATTCTATAACGACTGAGCTTACAACTGGTAAATCAGAATTAGAGCTGTTAAATATATTCTCTGAAGATATAATACAATGATAAAACAAATATTAGAGTTATTGGCAATTGATGATTGGTATGGGGTATCTGAGAATATAGATATTGCTAAAGGAAAGTATAAAGCCTGTGGTAATATGGAAGATGTCAGACAACAATTAAAAAGGGTAAGGTATGGCAACAGATAATAAAAGAATACTTATAAGGATAGATGTTGTTGAAAAAAATGCATCTGTTAATATAGATAAAACTAGAAAATCTGTAGATCAACTTGCCGAGTCTACAAGCAAACTTAATACTAGAACTTCTAAAGGGAATGCAACTGCTGGACTAAACAACGCAATTTTGCTTGAGACTTCAAGATTAGCATCTGATGCCTCTTATGGGTTTCAAGGTATGGCAAACAACTTAGGTCAAGTCGTTCAGTTATTATCTATTTCTGCTGAAAATTCAGGCGGATTTGGTAAAGCCTTAAAAGATGTTGGAAGCCAGATATTGGGTTTTGGTGGGGTTATGATTGGTATTCAGTTATTAATATCATTTTTGCCAAATCTTGAAAAGCTCTTTAAAAAATTAACTAGATCTATAGATCCATTTAATGATGTTTTAGAAAAGTCGATAGAATTTGCTTCAAAGTCCAGATCTGAATTCGATACATTAACTAATGTTTTACTTGATGCCTCCGAATCTACAGAACAAAAAAGAATAGCTCTAGAAAGGTTAAACGAAGATTACCCTGATTTTAATGCTAACGTACTCAAAGACGCAGAAAATCACAAAGAGGCAACAAAAGCAATAGATGATTATATAAAAAAACTAGATGAAAAGGCTCGTTCTCAAGCAGCGGAAGCTCTAAAAGAACAAGAATACGCATTATTGATAGAAAGTCAGTTAGAATTAGAAAGAATATCTAGAGAAGAAGGATATGAAAACTACGCTGCTTTAGTTAAAAAAAGAGAAAATATAGATAAAAAACAGTCAGAAATTAGTTCAATAAGAGCCAAGACCCGTTTATCTGATGAAGCTAATTTGTTATTATCAGAAACGAAATCAGCAGAAAAATCTATTGCTAAATCTCAAGAAAGAATAGATGCACTAGATGAATTTATAATTCTTGAGAATAAAGCCTCAAAGAAGTCCTCGGCAGAAAGAAATAAAACATTTACTGAGGGTCTATTTGACCTTTCAAAATTTATACTACAATATAGAAAACAAGCTAACAAAATATTTATTCAAAGTGAACAGGAAAGGATAGACTTAGAGGAAGACTTTGCAAAACAAGAAGCGGATAGGAGATTAAGAGTATTTATTGATAGTCAGAAAAAAAGACTTGAAGAATACAAAGAAAGAGTTAAGGGTAGAAAGGATGGTAATAAATTAATTGCAAATGCAGAAATTGAATTTAACAATTCTATAGAAGATGCAAGAGTAAAACACGGAGAAGCCCTTTTAACTATAGAAGATTCATATATAACCGAGAGAATATTATTAGCTGATAAACAAGGTAGATTAAGAGCTGAATCCGAAAGAAAGATTGAAGACTTAGAAATAAAATCATTAAAAAGTAGAATAGATGCTAATCAAACTTATTATGATCAAAAAATAAATCAAATAACTGAAGATCTTAAACTTGATAGAATAAGGTTAAATACGACAGAGTTAAATTTAAAAGACGAACTCGCCTTACGAGAATCAATAGCTAAACAACAAATCTTATTGGAAGATTTAAAGTTAAAAGCCAAAGTAGATTCTATAAACGAGCAGAAAAGAATAGATTTACAGTACATTAGTTTTGCTCAAGGAATAGGAGGTATGCTTTCTACTTTAGCTGGAGAAAATGAAGCTTTACAAAAAGCCGCTTTAATTGTTGAAAAGGGAGCCGCTATCGCTAGTATTATAATTAAAACACAATCATCAAATGCAGTACTTAGAGCTACAGCATCTGCCTCAGCTCCTCCTCCAGCTAATATACCATTTATTGCACTAGCTGAAGCTCAAGCAGCGAGAAATAATATTGGAGCTGGTATTTCGATAGCAAGTATCTTAGCTACTACCTTAACGTCATTTAATAAAACAAGTGGTGGAAGATCAGGTGGAGCTGGAGGAAATGTAGAAGTAGAAGCTCCAGACTTTAATATAGTAGGTGCATCCTCAGAAAGTCAGTTAGCACAGTCCATAGGAGGGCAACAATCTAAACCAATAAAAGCCTTTGTAGTAGGCAAAGAAATTACAACACAACAAGAGTTAGATAGAAATACAATAAACACTGCTGGACTAGGTGGTTAATTTAATAGATATGAGAATTATAGAATTACTTATTGACGAAGACGAATTGTTATCAGGTATTGAAGCTATATCAATAGTAGATAGACCAGCAATTCAAGAACACTTTGTTGCACTTAAAGATCAACAAAAACATCAACTTGCAGAAGTAGATAAGGAAAAGAGAATCCTAATGGGAGCTGCTCTAGTTCCAAATAAACATATATATAGATCTGAGGAGGAAGAGGAATATTATATATACTTCTCTGAAGATACTGTAAGAAAAGCATCTGAACTATTCTTAATGAGGGGTAACCAGAATAAATCTACATTAGAACACGAAGCTGAACTTAATGGGTTAAGTGTTGTTGAGAGTTGGATCGTAGAAGATGAGGTCCACGATAAAAGTGTAAAGTATGGTATGGACCTTCCTGTAGGAACTTGGATGGTTTCAATGAAAGTAAATAATGATAACGTTTGGGAAAATTATGTTAAAACTGGTTTGGTCAAAGGTTTCTCTATTGAGGGATACTTTACTGATAAAATTAATATGGCACAAATCGCCGATGTTAACGAAGGCGAGTCGGATGAAATACTTCTAGAGGTAAAGGACCAGCTAGAACAGGATTTACTTAAACTAAAAACATATAGTGATTATCCTGATGGAGTAGTGAATAATGCCAAAAGAGTTCTTGATTGGGTTGACAAAAATGGATGGGGATCTTGTGGTACTGCTGTAGGAAAGCGTAGAGCCTCTCAGTTAGCTTCTAGAAGCAATTTAACAGTATCTACAATAAAAAGGATGTATTCATTCCTTTCTCGTCATAAAGGCGATTTAAAAGCCTCTAAGAGCTATTCTGATGGATGTGGTAAATTAATGTATGATGCCTGGGGAGGTAAAGCCGCATTAAGATGGAGTAGGAGTAAGCTAAAAGGTTTAGGTGAAATAAAGATGGCCTCAGCTGTAATAGATGATGATTATGCTATTATAGACGATAGACTTGCTTTCTCAAATAAAGAGATGGCAATCAAAGCGGCTAAAGATCTAGGGTGTAGCGGTTACCACGAACACGAACTAGATGGTAAGATATGGTATATGGCTTGTGATAAACATATTCTAGCTGAAGTAGATGATAAAGGGAATGTTAAATCTAGTCCCAAAGCGCCTAAGTCTGGTACTAAGAATAAGAATCCAAAAGGGAAGGGAACCGCAAAAGGAGACGCTTCTGGCAAAAGAGGCGCTAAAGTGTCCGCTAAAGATAGGGCTACTCTAAAAAAGAAATCAGATGAGTTTAATGAAAAATATAAAGAAAAACTAGGCTATGGTGTTAGTGTTAGCGTTCTCGCTTCTGTCTTTCAGCGTGGATTGGGAGCTTTCAACACAAGTCATAGTCCTAAAGTTAGATCAGCTTCTCAGTGGGCTTTCGCTAGGGTTAATGCTTACCTATACTTAATAAAGAATGGTAGACCGCAGAATCCAAAATATACTACGGATTATGATTTGCTGCCAAAGAAACACCCTAAAAACAAAAAATGAAGAAACCCATAAGAAGAAGAAAAAAAGCGACTGTATCTAGAACCTCTCCTAAAAATGGTAGAAGAGGATGTCTATGTCCAGATGGCAAAACATATTCTATTGATTGTTGTGATGGGACTCTTGAGGCCCAGGGGATAGGGAAAATATAAAAATCTAACACTTGCATTTTAACCAGTTATTTTAATAAATTATAATTATTATGAGTTCAACAACTATTTTGAATGACATTCTAGAAAAGCTGTCGATTCTTACTAAAGAAGATGAACTTGCTCAAGATATCTCTGAGGTAGAGGTTAAAGAGGAAGTTATTGAAGCTAAAGAAGATCTAGCAAAAGAAGAGGTCAAAGAAGAAACTACCGAACTTTCAGAAGAACCTACCGAATCAGTCGAAGAGGTTGAGGCATCTGAAGAAGTGGAAACTCAAGAAAACGAAAATCTAGCAGAGGGTTATGTCTCTGAAGAAAAGTATCTTGAGGATATGTCAAGGCTTAAAGCTGAGATTGACGCAATTAAGAAAATGATTGATGAAGAAATGGGTTATATGAAGAAAGAAAAACAAGCTCTATCTGAGCAAGTAGAAGAACTTTCTAAAGAACCGGCTGCTGAAGCAATCAAACACAATCCAGAAGAAGGACAAGCAAAAAAGCTAAACTTCGCTTACGGACAAAACAAGCCTCAAACAACATTTGATCGTGTGATGGCAAGAATTAACAATAAACAATAATTAAATTAAATAAAAATGGCTACAACTACTTCTATTACTACTACCTACGCTGGAGAGTTTGCTGGACAATATATTGCAGCAGCTTTACTAGAGGGGTCTACTATCGCCAGTGGCGGTATTACAGTAAAACCAAATGTAAAGTTAAAAGAGGTTATCAAGAAAGTATCTTCTGACGGAATCGTTAAGGATGCTACTTGTGACTTTGATGCAACTTCTACTTTAACACTTACTGAAAAAATCCTTGCTCCAGAAGAGCAACAAGTCAATCTACAACTTTGTAAAAAAGATTTCGTAGCTGACTGGGAAGCTGTTCAAATGGGTTTTTCTGCCTATGAAAGCTTACCTCCTTCCTTTAGTGACTTCTTAATCGGACACGTTGCCGCAAAAGTAGCGCAAAAAACTGAGCAAAACATCTGGGATGGAAACACAAGTAACAACGGACAATTTGATGGTCTTACTAAATTAGTATCTTTAGATGCTGCTTTACCATCTGCACAAGAAGTTGCTGGTACAACAGTTGATTCTTCAAATGTAATTGCACAGATTGGCTCTATAGTCGATGCAATTCCATCTTCACTTTACGGAAATGAAGATCTTTACATTTATGTTTCTCAAAATATTGCTAGAGCTTATGTTAGAGCATTAGGCGGATTTGGTGCAAGTGGACTTGGTGCTGCTGGTACAAACGCACAAGGAACTCAATGGTGGAATAACGGAAGCCTTAGCTTTGATGGTGTAAAACTATTTGTTGCTAATGGTCTTGCTGACAACAAAGCAATTGCTGCTGAGAAGTCTAACTTATTCTTTGGAACTGGTCTTCTATCTGACCACAACGAGGTTAAGGTGATCGATATGGCTGATCTTGATGGTTCTCAAAATGTGAGAGTCGTAATGAGATTTACCGCTGGAGTACAGTATGGCATAATTGAAGATATCGTTACTTACGGTATTACCAACTCTGCCAACTAATAAATAATTGAATAATCAAAAAGGGTGGGTGAGCCGAGTGCCTACCTACCCTTTTTTAATACTTTAAAATATGGCTTGTGATTTAACTGGAGGAAGATTAAAACCTTGTAAAGATGCTGTAGGTGGTGTTAGAAAGATTCACTTTGTTGATTTCGGAGATTTAGGAGCTGTTACTGTAGGTAGCAACGATGAAATTACTGATTTCGCTGGTTCTTTTAACTACCATACTTATGATGTCAAAGGGAACTCCTCTTTAGAAACAAATATTCAAACTTCCTTGGAGAATGGTACTACCTTCTTTGAGCAAGTACTAAACGTAACGCTACATAAACTAACTAAAGAGGACAACAAAGAACTAAAGCTTATGGCTTATGGTAGACCTCACGTTTTTGTAGAAACATTTGATGGTAGTTTATTATGTGTTGGTAGAGAACACGGAGCTGAAGTAACTGGCGGAACAGCTGTTACTGGAACTGCGATGGGTGATCTTCAGGGATATACCTTGACTCTTACTGCTAACGAAATAACAATGCCTAATTTTGTAACTGGAGCTACTGCTGCGGATCCTTTCGCTGGTATGGGGACTTCAACTGAAACGCAATCTACTCAACGTGCTGTGTAGTTAGATTGATAGGTTTCTAATTCAAAAGGGGGTATTTTACCCCCTTTTTTTGTATATTAGAGAAAACAATTCAATAGGGTATTAGTTATTTTGTTATATGGAAATATTACCAATAACAGGAAGTAAGATATTAAAGATCATTCCTAGAGAAGATGTTACTGCTCCAGTAATTAAATTAACTAATAAGGAGACTAGAACTACAACTACAGTTACTCCAACAAAGACAACTGAGAATGGGTATATGGTATTGACTAGTGACTTTACAGTAGCTAAAGATACCCTATATAGATACGTTGTTGAGAAAGCGAGTAATGATTCAACTGAAATATATAGAGGGTTGATTTATGGGACTGATCAACAAGATAAAGAAAAATACTTCGTAAATCAGAATGAGTACACTGAGGAAGCGAGTTTCGATAATGAATTTATAATACTATAATGTCAAGAAGAAAATCTGGAAATAGAACAAATCCAACCAAACCTAAAGACACTGTCCACGTTGTTAATCTGTCTAGCTATACATCAACAAAAGTTGTTGAATCAAAAAGATATGATTGGGTTGAATATGGAGATGACAACGAATACTTTCAATATCTTATAGATAGATATAATGGGTCTCCGACAAACAACGCTGCTGTAAACGGAATAGCTGAAATGATTTATGGGAGAGGACTAGATGCAACTGATAGTAAAGACAAGCCAGAAGATTACAATAAAATGAAAGAATTGTTTTCTAAGGACTGTATGAAAAAGGTGTGTTATGATTATAAAATGATGGGTCAATCAGCTCTTCAAATAATCTACTCTAAGGACCGATCTCAGATAGTACAAGTAGAACACCTGCCTATTGAGACAATAAGGGCGGAGAAGGCCTCTGATGGAGAAATAAAGGCATATTATTACAGTAATGATTGGACCAAAGTAAAGAAGAATGATAAACCAAAAAGAATATCAGCTTTTGGTACTAGTAAAGATGGGATAGAGATATTATATATCAGACCATATAGAGCTGGGTTTTATTATTACTCCCCAGTAGATTATCAAGGAGGATTACAGTATTGTGAATTGGAAGAGGAAGTTGCTAACTACCATATTAGTAATATTCAAAACGGGCTTCAACCTTCTATGTTGATTAACTTTAACAATGGTACTCCTGATAAAGAACAAAGAGATGCTATTGAAAGATCAATATATGATAAATTCAGTGGGACTAGTAATGCTGGTAAGTTTATATTAGCATTTAATGATAGTAAAGAACTTGCTGCGACTACTGATCAGGTAACTATACCAGATGTCCATCAGCAATATCAGTTTCTTTCTGATGAGTCTACGAAGAAAATTATGGTATCTCATCGTATTGTTTCTCCGATGTTAGTTGGTATAAAAGATAAAACAGGACTCGGTAACAATGCTGATGAGCTTATGACAGCATCTTTACTTATGGATAATACTGTAATTAGACCAATGCAAGTTACTATTATAGATGAGCTTGAAAAGATACTAGAATACAATGGTATAGAACTTGACATCTATTTCAAAACGCTCCAACCTTTAGAATTTACTGATTTAACAAATGCGGTTAGCGATAGTGAAATAGAAAAAGAAACTGGAATTAAGAAAGATGTAGAAGAAACTGTAGATGAACAAATAGAAGAAACTGACTAATGGCAACACCACTATTTATTAAGAGATCGGATATC